ATTGGGCTTTTATTCCTGCGAGGGATTAATTGCCGAGTTAGCATTTAAAGTCTCCTTTATCAGTTCATCAGTTAATTGATTCAAAAGCCTACGCGCCTCATCTACTTCTTTAATTGTAGGTTGTTTTTCAAAACAAATCCAAACTCCGCTAGCCATGATTGCAGTGTGAGCGTCTTTGAGTTTATCTTCCATTCCTAGTCCTGAGCAAATAAAGAGCTAATAGCGCGGCTTCAGCCCTACCATCGTCTTTTTTACGCTTAAACAATTCAGACTTTGATGGCCAGAGTCGCATTGCCATTTCCCGAGCACCGTCTTTTGATGCGTTTGCACCCATAGCCTTTTTCCACACTTGCGGTGTGACGAGGGTATAGGGGATATCAAGACCTGCCAGTGTGCCTTCTAAAATACCGAGCGCACGACCGAATGAGAACATGCTCGTTACGCCTTGTCCTGGCATCGCGTTTACCTGCTCAATCATACCTTCTACTGATTGCGTTTTAAATAAGCGTAGTTCAGCACAAATTGCCTGCGGGTTTACACGCTGCTTTTTGGACTTGCCTGATACATACTCAAGAGTCGGCATGTCATATATGTCAACAATAGAGCCGCCTTTGTCAAGCACTGCTAACGCGCCGTAAGTTCCTGGATCAATACCTAAATAAAAATCTGCCATATTATTCACCAAACTCCATTTCCTTAATCGCCTTCATTTGTTCCTTAGTTAGACTAAACCAAGGCTTCTTTCCACCTGCTTTGAATGCGTCGTCCCAGATCTCTTTTGCTAATGCTTTCAAGACATCTACGTTATTGAACTGTTCCCAATACGCATCAAATCCGTTGTCTTCATGTTCTGATTGTACATTTGACATTCATATCTCCATCTTTATTTAGAAATTCATAAATTATTTCCGCTACTGCTACAAAGTCCGTAGGAGTTTGAAATTTAGCCTCAGCTATTTTCTCACAATAAACAATAGCATAATCTAATGCTTCTTTTCTACTAAAATAAGCCATCATTTACCTTTCTGAACGTAAGATTCACAGCCTTCAAGTTGCAGTTCCATAGGTAAATTAAAATCGTTATGATCACACCACCATTTACCTTCTTCAACTGGTCTTGAGAACTCGCACGTACGACAATTTTTGAGGGGCGGCTTCTTGTCAAAGCACACCTCTTTAAAGTCGCACCATCGGCAGGGGTAAGCCTCATCACTCTCACCAATACGCGCTGGACGTATTTCTGCATTAACTAATATGTCAATTCGTTTGAGTATGTCATTTTGAGTGTGCGTGTCTGGCTTGATACGCCGAACGTAAATAGCCTCGTTATCCTTCCCGAGGGCAAAATATAGTCCTCGTTCAATGCCACTGAATAGCATTCCCGCCTGAACTTGATAATAATGCATCGGCTTAGAAATGACAACGCCTTTCTTTTCCAACTCATCAAAAGACTTTTTGTTATGTGTTTTTGCCTCAAGTACGTGTGGTGTGTTTTCAGCTGAAGGTATACCCTTTATCACTCCGTCTAGTTTGACTACAAAATGCCCAGTCTTGTCCGTGAACGTAAATTGCTCTCCGTTTGAGTCTTTATCGTAAACTGTGTACCCCGCAGCTTTGAGGTCGGAAACAATTCGGTCTTCCTGCAGGTGACCAGTCTCAAATAGGCGTAACATGCGTCCATCAAATTCAACTGAGTCGTAGCCCCGCCAATCCATCCAAATCTTCCTGAGGCACTCCTCTCCGATGCTTGACGCACCGAGTCTAGACAACCTCATTGGACGCGATTGACGCTGCTTTATAGCTGTATAAATTTGCCCAATCATTTCATCCTCAGCTGCAGGAATCAAGATTGGCGCTGGTTTCTTTGTTGCCATGTATTTCCTTTATTGCGTTATTAATGGGGCTACCTGTGCAAACGGGGGTAGCCGCTCCGTGTTCTTTCGATTAACTTGCACTGATCTGAACAAACTTTAATCCCAAGGATTCTTCTTTTTACCTTCCTTGGCTTCTGCTTTTGGCTTTGCCTTGTCTAGGTCATCATCTTCCATGTCAAGCAATGAAGGCTGCTTAGCTTTTGGCTTTGCCGCTGGAGCGGAATCCTTACCTACGTAGCCTACAATACGGTTACGGTCAGAGTAGCCATTTGTGCCTTTTTCAATATCAAGAACCGCCGTAAAACTACGCTCAAGCAATTCATCAACAGAGGTAGCGTTTGGCTTACCGCAGGCACGTGCCCATGCTGAAACCTGCTCACGACCGATGCGTTGCGCTTTTTCTGAATCGTTGTGAATGTTGTAGTTGTTCCAAATTTTACGGTTAGCATACTTACCTGAGACTACTTCAAAAGTTGCAGCAATCATAGTTCCGCCCTTTTGAGTTGTTTTCTCTTCAGCTTCTGTGCATTTGAGTTCATACTCACCTTTTGGTAATGGCTCGTAGCTACGTTCTTCTGATTCATACTCATTTAAATCAAATCCAAATTTACTAGACATATTTATTACTCCTTTAGGTTATTAAGATACTACAGGTATATTTTTAGAGATTTCCTCAATGGTCATCTCAAAAGAATCAGGACAGGCATAACGGTTTTTTGCAATGTACGCTGGACTTTCAGTCACATGCAACAATCTCTCTCCAGTAGTGATTCCACGGTTTACAGTGTTATTGAAGCCGACGTCTGCTTTTTTGACAATCACTTTGAACCCAGCATACGCTACTACGTCGCACCACTCCTGCAACAATGCATTGCAGCGGTTAGGCAACTTAGGTACAAAGCGGTCATACGGCTCAGTCAAAGGGTTCTCATAACGAACCACTGAGGCATGCGCGAGTAAGACGATATTCATACCCTTTTTGCGGCGTAGTGCATCAAGACCCTGAAGAATCTCACGGAACTCTTCAGCTACGTAAACTTGATTCTTACCGTATCCTAAGTCTTTTGCGTCATACGATGACTCAACATTCTTAGAGATTAACGGCTCAACAAGCCAATCAACAGAGTCAATCACTAGTGTTTTAAACTTGTGATCCTCTTTGAGCAACGTCTTGATAGCTCCTACTACGTCGCCAATTTCAGAGGCACGAGGGAATGAAGTTACATCCAATGAATCGATACCGTCCTCAGTATTAACAAAAATTGGTGCGGGGAATTGAGCCGCGATTGTGCTCTTACCGATACCATGATTTCCGTAAATACAAATTCGGGGAGGTAGTTCCTGCTTTCCCTTCACGAGGGAATCCATAAAGCTCATGTTTATTTCCTTTATTAAAAGTTTAAATATACTGGGAAATACTGAAAGGTTCGGCTGTCAAACTGCAACAACTTAATCTCATTCCCAGGATTGTTTTGCGCCAATACTCCGACGCACACTGCTGACAACTTTGGATCTCCAATCATGCATAAATAATCACCTTCTCGGAAATCTTTTAAAACCTCGCGGGCATGAGCAACGGGGTCATCGTACTGAACGTCAGTAAAGACATGTTCAATTTCTCCGAAGCGTGCTGCGTCCTTGATAGTTTTACGCTGGGTGTTGTCCACTACCCAAACTACTTCTGGCTCTAGATTTAATTCATCTTGCATTTTTCCCTTTCCTGTTATTTCGTTTATGTTGAAATTATAGCTCATAAAAATCTTTCCGCTCCAATATCTTTAATCACTTTCATGATCTCTTTGTAATACCAATCGTAGTCTAGGTCTGCGGGAAATTCCTTAGGCATAGTCATACATTCTCTAGCTCCGTCGGTCTTTGCTACTTTGTTTCCGTTTGAGGCATAGGTTAGCGGCGGTAACTGTTCCCGTGTTTGATACCAGCGCACAGTTCGTCCGAGGTATTTATCACCCTGAACTCCGCCGCCAGTGACTGAGCGAACACTAATGAAGTCAGTCAAAGGTGAATTCATAACAGTGTCCTTGAACTTTGTACCGTATGCCAGCCAGAGACCCACTGCTTTAGAGACTACGGGCGCGGTTGGGTTCTTACTTAGAGTCGGTGCGCTGTAGATACCTTTAATCTTGACTGATCTATCCTGCTTGACTGCAAAGTAATTGTTCACGTCCTTCAATGCTACTACTCTATACGGTGTATCCTCAAATATAAAGCCTGTGAGTTCACTAAACTCTTTTACAATGTTGTGAACCTTTGTGACTTCATTACGTCTATGCCTAAGCATGATTCCGTCGGTATTGGCTGAAACAACTTGAATACCATTGTCCTCTAAAGTCTCAATTAAGTTTAAAAGAGTAAGCTGACCCGTCAGAGTAATATTAATCATAACGTCGGGAGAATACAGTGCTGAATACTTACTAGCTGTTTTACCGAATGTTCCGTTCAATGCAATACGTAATGAATCTGCAATTACCATGTTCTTTTGACGTTTACCTTCTAATCGTCTCTCGAACACTTTGCGATACTCATCAATAAAGGTTGTACCAGTGTTAACAGGTATGAGATTGCAATTAAGCAGAATAGAAGGATAATAACTAGAAACATCATAATCAACAATTTGATAATCATCATCAGTAACATGGCAAACCTTTCTATCGTGTTGT